ATGCTGGAACAAATGGGCATTGCCGCGAAGCAAGCCTCGTATAAATTAGCGCAACTCTCCAGCCGCGAAAAAAATCGCGTGCTGGAAAAAATCGCCGATGAACTGGAAGCACAAAGCGAAATCATCCTCAACGCTAACGCCCAGGATGTTGCTGACGCGCGTGCCAATGGCCTTGGCGAAGCGATGCTTGACCGTCTGGCACTGACGCCCGCACGGCTGAAAGGCATTGCCGATGATGTGCGCCAGGTGTGTAACCTCGCCGATCCGGTGGGGCAGGTAATCGATGGCAGCGTACTGGACAGCGGCCTGCGTCTTGAGCGTCGTCGCGTACCGCTGGGGGTTATTGGCGTGATTTATGAAGCGCGCCCGAACGTGACGGTTGATGTCGCTTCGCTGTGCCTGAAAACCGGTAATGCGGTGATCCTGCGCGGTGGCAAAGAAACGTGTCGCACTAACGCTGCAACGGTGGCGGTGATTCAGGACGCCCTGAAATCCTGCGGCTTACCGGCGGGTGCCGTGCAGGCGATTGATAATCCTGACCGTGCGCTGGTCAGTGAAATGCTGCGTATGGATAAATACATCGACATGCTGATCCCGCGTGGTGGCGCTGGTTTGCATAAACTGTGCCGTGAACAGTCGACAATCCCGGTGATCACAGGTGGTATAGGCGTATGCCATATTTACGTTGATGAAAGTGTAGAGATCGCTGAAGCATTAAAAGTGATCGTCAACGCGAAAACTCAGCGTCCGAGCACATGTAATACGGTTGAAACGTTGCTGGTGAATAAAAACATCGCCGATAGCTTCCTGCCCGCATTAAGCAAACAAATGGCGGAAAGCGGCGTGACATTACACGCAGATGCAGCTGCACTGGCGCAGTTGCAGGCAGGCCCTGCGAAGGTGGTTGCTGTTAAAGCCGAAGAGTATGACGATGAGTTTCTGTCATTAGATTTGAACGTCAAAATCGTCAGCGATCTTGACGATGCCATCGCCCATATTCGTGAACACGGCACACAACACTCCGATGCGATCCTGACCCGCGATATGCGCAACGCCCAGCGTTTTGTTAACGAAGTGGATTCGTCCGCTGTTTACGTTAACGCCTCTACGCGTTTTACCGACGGCGGCCAGTTTGGTCTGGGTGCGGAAGTGGCGGTAAGCACACAAAAACTCCACGCGCGTGGCCCAATGGGGCTGGAAGCACTGACCACTTACAAGTGGATCGGCATTGGTGATTACACCATTCGTGCGTAAATAAAACCGGGTGATGCAAAAGTAGCCATTTGATTCACAAGGCCATTGACGCATCGCCCGGTTAGTTTTAACCTTGTCCACCGTGATTCACGTTCGTGAACATGTCCTTTCAGGGCCGATATAGCTCAGTTGGTAGAGCAGCGCATTCGTAATGCGAAGGTCGTAGGTTCGACTCCTATTATCGGCACCATTTAAATCAATAAGTTACACATCATTAGTACCTTCCTTATTTTTTGACTGGGACAAATTTGGGACCGATGGGTTCAGGATCGAGTCTATTTGCCGTGCGTGTTCGGTAAGGTGATTAGGTGCAAGGTGAGCATATCGACGAACCATTTCGATAGACTCCCAGCCTCCCATTTCCTGTAACACTGACAACGGGACTCCGGCTTGAACCAGCCAACTTGCCCAGGTGTGTCTCAAGTCGTGAAATCTGAAATCATCAATACCAGCCCGTCTCAGCGCCGCTTTCCAGGCTGTGTTTGCGTCATACCGCATCTTCCTTACTGTTGGCGCTTTCGTTCCGTCTGGTTTGGTACAGCTTTCCTTGTACACAAATACCCAACGGTGATGATTCCCGATTTGTTTTTTCAATACGCGACATGCAGTATCATTCAGCGCAACGCCAATTGCGCGGTTTGATTTACTCTCTTCCGGGTTTATCCATGCCACCCGGCGCTGCATATCTATTTGTTGCCATTCAAGGTTGATGATGTTCGAGCGTCTTAAGCCTGTTGCCAGTGCAAATTCAACAACAGACTTTAATGGCTCCGGACATTCATCAATCAGCCTTTGTGCTTCATGGGGCTCCAGCCAGCGGATCCGTTTATTCTTTGGTTGAGGCACTTTAATAATTGGTGCCTTATCCAGCATTTTCCATTCACGCTCTGCGGCTCTTAGTAGGGCCTTTATAAATGAAAGATGCGTAGCCTTCGTTGCAACGGACGCTGGTTTTGGCGTGTATTCTGGAACAGGTTTCCCTTTTTTTCTGCATGCTTCTGCCCTGAGTTTCCAGTTTTCCTCATGACGTCGGTTCGTCATTTTCTGCATTGCTGAATAAATTTTTGATTCAGTAATGTCTCTTAGTTGCATTCCTGCGAAATGTTGAAGCCAGAATCCGATCCGGCTTTTGTCATCGTCCAGTGATTTTTTATGTGCTTTCTCTTCAAGCCACCTGACACACGCTTCCTCGAACGTTATATCAGGTATTTCACCAAGTTTGCTGACCCGCCATGCTTCAGCCTTTAGCTTGTCATGGAGTTCTGTCGCCTGCCTTTTGTCCTTTGTTCCAAGAGACTGTTTAAATCTTTTACCGTTCGGCAATGTGAAACTGGCGTACCATATTTCACCTCTGCGGAAGAGTGACATTTTCTTTCCTCTGTTATGCCATCACCCGCGCTCACCTGGACAGTATGCAGCGGAGACTGAAGAGCCGCAATGCAGGCTTGTCGTGTTGTGAGGTAAGGAGATTTATTCTTAGTGGGATCTTTGCGTGTTGCCTGAAGACGCCCTGTGCGTATCCAGTTAATGGCAGTCGGTCTGGATATCTTGAGAAAATGACAGGCCTCATCGAGTGTGAGGCTGTATGGCTCCATTATTTCACCTCTTGCTGTGACATTGTTGAGAAATGGATACCAGCTCGTTGCTGCCAGACGATCCAACCGAGAGTCATATCCCATGCCATGTATTCGTTATCGCCGTTTTTTGCTCTCCGACGATCTACTAAGTCACCAAAACGCTTTTCCATGAATAATTCATAAGCTTCGCGTTCATCTGGTTCTACTTCCAGAGATAGGAGTGCGATTTCATAAGCACGGCGCTCAATATCGTCTCGCACGTCAAGGCTGCTGATACGCTCTTTAATTTCTTTAATCAGTTCTTTGTCGGTAAAAGTGGTCATTATGCTCCAGCCTCCGGTGCTTTTGGCATTACTGCCCAGTGAGTGATATTGACGTTTTCAAGGTCCCCGACCTGAAATGTCCACTGCCATTCTCCGGTTTCTTTTTGTCCCCAGGTGTACCAGAGAGAACGCCAGCCAATTAGCCAGCCTTCTCCGTTAGCATCGAATAACAAAACACTTTCATTTGCTGGTGGCAGTTCAGTTGACACTGGTATTACTTTGTTTTCCTGTGCTGCACATTTAGCTTCAAGCGCATCGAATTTACGCACCAGGTATTCAGCATCCGTTTCATTCACTTTCAGATCTCGCGGTACACATCTCCCACGAAGAAACCCTTCCATTTCGAAAACATTCATGCGCATTTGCGTAACTCCGATAATTCGTTAAAGCGTTCCATAAACATCCCGTAGGCATGGCCTGGAGCCAGTGGAATCACGTTGAACATCTCTGTTGCCGGGATACCTTCCAGCACAGGCCAGAAAGAGCCATCATCAAGCCCGAGATCGCGGCGTTCGGTTGCCAGCATAATGAGATCGGCATATTTCACTGGCGTGCTCATAACAGGAGGTAACCCGTATTTCTCACGGATTACGGCGTCTATTTTTTCTTCCATCCGTTTATAGTCAGGAAGAAGTCGTTTCAGTGGTGCGGGGATGTCCTGGCAATATGCTTCTGTTGCATCATGCATTAAAGCTTCAAAAGCAAATTCCTGCGGCACCAGCTGGCTGCAAAGCACCGCATGTTGGGCGACACTGTAGAAGTGTGAAAGATGTCCTGCAAAGCGACAGATATTTGAAAGGGAAACCGCGATATCGTTAATAACGATGTCGTCTTTATTTATCCTGTCATAATAAAAATGCTTCCCGGAAAAAGTTTTAATAAATGACATTTTGTTCTCCACGTATATGCGCTGCACCGCGCTGAATTCGGGTAAAAGGAAGCCCTCACCGTCCGGCGATTATTGAGTCAATTACATTTCCATAAATGCCCCCGTAGGGGCGGTTAGTTTCTCCACAAAACAGAGAAGAACACCTGCGGTGGCAGCCGCCCGGATGGATTGGGTTATGAGCCCGTCGTCCGGTGATGCTCTTCTCTGTTTTGTAAAAAGGACGGTACCAGCCGGAAGCAAGGGTACAAACTGGTACCGCCAGGACTACACACAGCATAAAGTTGTGGTGCCGGGTGCCTCCCGGTGCCTGGCGAAGGTTGCACACCAGGCGGGTGTGTATCCACAGAAGGTCGACTGTCAGCCTCAACCTTAACCCGCGTGCGCTGAGCCGCATTCACCACAACGCTAAGGATTCTCTCTGGTTGAAAATACTTAGCTGTTATGTGCCTGCTTTTAGCCACATCAGGCGAGGTGGACCTAGTTATTCCCCAACAACAAGGATTCGGTTAATCTGGTTATCCCCAACAACGCAAAAGGAAAAGAAATGTCCGGTAATATCTATACGCTGTACAAATCCCACTGTGAAAATGTTGGAAAGTATCGGGGCATTGAAATCAGTGGGGTAGTGTCATCAGTCGAAATAAGCAAAGTTGAATCAAGGGCAACATTACTTACTCTTTTGGACCTTGTCTTACATGAGCACCGGAAGAAATTCGGCACTCCCTATAATCAATTGAATGGGAAAAAGGCTCTGGTTCACCTTATTCTGATGAAGCATCACTGGATGCCAAAACAGATTAATGAGATGAAATTTGATGAACTTCTTCTTTCAATTCAGGATGAACTCACACTTGATAAAATAAGCGTAACCGCCCAGAAATTTTTAGATTATCGAGACTGGAGATCACAAATTCATCACTTTGATGATTTTGACGAAAATGAATGGGATCCTAATTTGTCTGCACAATATCTAAAGTAACATCCTGTGATAAAACCGTGATTTCCTGATCCAGTTTTTTTAAGGAGTCTATTGTTTCCTGTCGATAAGACAGCACTTCACGAAGCTGGTTTATAGCTGCCAGCTTCTTTGTCATCCACTCATAAATTTCCTCATCTGTGTAGCCAGGCGCGACGATTTTGGGTTCTGTTTTGTGCATTTCACATCTCCTCAAGTTATCAGTTACTTGTTGATGGGGACCAGATTGTTAAAGAGCTAAGCGTCCTGTAGGGCGCTTTTTTGTTGCTAACGAATCATCCTGGACTTCATATGCCCCAGGCGGCTACTTCGTGGGCGTCCTGCCTGTTCGTTGTTTCGCTTGGGTACATTATGTATCTCAAAGGTACATTGTCAAGTATAAAAAAACCTGCCGAAGCAGGTTCATAAACATTGATTAGGCTTTGATTTTGTATCTTCTTGGTTTTCCTGAGAAAATCACTGTACCAATTATAGAGCAATTACCGTTGATCTTAATGTAAGGCTCAGGCCAGTTTGGGTTTAACGCTTTGAGATAACGCTGTGTCCCATCTTCTATCAACCTTTTGAAGGTGGTTTCGCCTGTATCGTGCATCAATGCAATAACGTCGTCACCGTGGCAGGCAGGTACTTCAGGATCGACAAAAATCATGTCTCCCGGGCGGTACTCATCAATCATTGAATCACCTATCACCCGCAAGATATAAGTCATTTCCCCACAGGGTACAGGGCAGGGATACGTTTCTGCTGTGCTCAAATCAACCTCAGAATATCCAACTTCTTTCCATGCTCCGGCCTGTACCCATGATATGACAGGGACTAATGTGATTTGTTTATTAGTGATTGAAACATCAGGTTTTTTTGTGATGTTCGTTGTCTGGTGTTCTTGATCGAGCCATCCGACAGGCAGGTCGAAACATTTTTCGATGTGTCGTGCCATGCTGTCACCGATATTTTTAGTAGCACCATCTCCCATAAACCTGCTGGTCTGGGTTGGCTCGCGATCAATCATAGTGGCAAAGGAAGAATTCCCGCCAACACCATCTCTCAGTTTTCTGGCGTTAGACCGCCGGATGTCATGGATTGTTTTCATAACGAAATTAAAACCCTTGTACCGTTAAGGTACAAGTATCTTGAAGGTTCATTTCAATCATGTAATATGTACACCGGAGGTACATATTGTATGAAAGCGTATTGGGACTCTTTAACCAAAGAACAGCAGGGCGAGTTGGCCGGAAAAGTTGGCTCAACACCTGGCTACTTACGGCTGGTTTTCAATGGCTATAAAAAAGCCAGTTTTGTGCTGGCTAAAAAACTTGAGCAATGCACGTCAGGTGCAATTACGAAATCTGACTTAAGACCGGATATCTATCCGAAAGATTAGCAGAACACTTTCAATTTTTAACCACAGAACGATGAGGCTAACCGTGGGTAAGCATCACTGGAAAATAGAAAAACAGCCTGAGTGGTACGTGAAAGCTGTCAGAAAAACTATCGCGGCGTTGCCGGGTGGTTACGCTGAAGCGGCTGACTGGCTCGATGTAACAGAAAACGCTTTATTCAACCGCCTTCGTGCAGATGGCGATCAGATTTTCCCGCTGGGATGGGCAATGGTTTTACAGCGTGCTGGTGGCACTCACTTCATTGCTGATGCTGTGGCGCAGTCTGCAAATGGCGTCTTTGTGTCTCTTCCTGACGTCGAGGATGTGGACAACGCCGATATCAACCAACGCCTGCTGGAAGTCATTGAACAGATCGGCAGTTATTCAAAACAGATTCGTTCAGCAATTGAAGACGGTGTAGTGGAACCGCATGAGAAGACAGCAATTAACGATGAGCTGTACCTCTCAATTTCGAAGCTGCAGGAGCATGCAGCACTGGTCTACAAAATCTTTTGCGTTTCAGAAAGTAGTGACGCCCGCGAGTGTGCAGCTCCGGGCGCCGTGGCGTGTCGTGACTGTGGAGAAACTAACGCATGAACAGTTTAACAACACACTACCGTCGCTCGCAACTGATTGCGCTTCCTGTACCGGGTGGAAAAGCGAAGGTGGAGTATTGCTATGCAGTAAATGTACTAGGTGACAGGGAAATTGTAACCCACAGCTTTGCAGAGTGGGCTGTGGGTGATTTCAACCGGCAGAAGGAGACAGTCCTTTGCGACAAGTTAACCGCTGGTTCAAAGATCACTACGGAGTGCCCGTCAGAGTCATTCGTTGGGAGCCGGAAACACAACGGGTTATCTACCTCCGTGAAGGCTATGAGCATGAGTGCTTCAGCCCGCTCGAACAGTTTCGTTGTAAATTCAGGGAAATAGAGGTCGGTCATGAGCACTAAATTAACCGGCTATGTATGGGATGGTTGCGCTGCGTCAGGCATGAAATTATCCAGCGTGGCAATTATGGCCCGCCTGGCTGATTTCAGTAATGACGAAGGTGTGTGCTGGCCATCAATTGAAACCATTGCCCGTCAGATTGGCGCGGGGATGAGTACCGTCAGAACGGCTATCGCACGGCTGGAAGCAGAAGGCTGGTTAACGCGTAAGGCGCGTCGCCAGGGTAACCGCAATGCGTCGAATGTTTATCAGCTTAACGTTGCGAAGCTTCAGGCAGCGGCATTTTCTCAACTGTCAGATTCTGACCCGTCAAAATCTGACGCATCAAAATCTGACCCGTCAAAATTTGATGCGTCGAAATCTGGCAAAAAAGCGGGTTTTCACCCGTCAGAATCTGGCGGGGATCCGTCAGTAAAATCAAAACATGATCCGTCAGATAAAAAAACTTCTCGTCCGGACGCTTCGCAACCGGACACGCAGACGGCTGAACAGGAGTTTTTAACTCGCCATCCTGATGCGGTTGTATTCAGCCCTAAAAAGCGCCAGTGGGGAACGCAGGATGATTTGACCTGCGCACAGTGGCTCTGGAAAAAAATCATCGCCCTGTACGAGCAGGCCGCCGAATGTGACGGCGAGGTGGTTCGTCCCAAAGAACCGAACTGGACAGCCTGGGCAAACGAAATTCGCCTGATGTGTGTGCAGGATGGTCGTACTCACAAACAAATCTGCGAGATGTACAGCCGCGTCAGCCGCGATCCGTTCTGGTGCCGTAACGTGCTCAGCCCGTCGAAGCTGCGGGAAAAATGGGATGAGCTTTCCCTGCGCTTATCGCCGTCCGTCAGCACGTACACAGAAAAACGCGAAGACCCGTACTTCAAAGCCAGTTACGACAACGTGGACTACAGCCAGATCCCGGCAGGATTCAGGGGGTGATCATGAGTCTTTTGAATGAAGTTCAGAAATACATTGAAGCCCATCCGGGGTGTACTTCCGGAGACATTGCGGATGCTTTTGCAGGTTACTCACGGCAGCGCGTTCTGCAGTCAGCAAGCAAGTTACGTCAGAGTGGGCGTGTGGCTCACCGTTGTGAAGGGGATACACGCAGACATTTCCCGCGCCTGACTGAGAGAGCGCAGGAGGCGGAACCGCAACCAGTTCGTGAAACCAGACCTGTGCGCAATTTCTATGTCAGCACTAACGACCCGCGGGAGATTTTGTGCCTGACCCGCCAGGCTGAAGAACTGGAGTCCAGGGGCTTATACCGTCGTGCTGCAACGGTGTGGATGGCGGCATTCCGTGAAAGCCACTCCCAGCCAGAACGAAACAATTTTCTGGCGCGTCGTGAGCAGTGTTTACGGAAAAGCAGCAAGCGCGCTGTATCGAGTGATGAGTGGTATCTGTCAGGGAATTACGTGGGGGCGTAATGACGACGTTAACTCAATGCCAGCAGCAGGTGCTGGATATGCTGATTTCTTACCAGAAAGAACGTGGCTTCCCGCCAACCAATCAGGAGGTGGCAACCATGCTGGGATATCGTTCGGTGAATGCAGCGGTGGAGCATCTTCGCGCACTGGAGAAAAAAGGCGTCATCACGATAAAGCGTGGCGTGGCCCGGGGGATAACGCTTCATACCGCGGTGAAGGACGACGACAGCGAGGCGGTCGGGATTATCCGCTCACTGCTTGCCGGTGAGGAAAACGCCAGGCTGCGTGCAGCCCACTGGTTACATGAGAGGGGCCTGAAAGTATGAAGTTGATCCTTCCTTTCCCGCCCAGCGTGAACACGTACTGGCGACACCCCAACAAAGGGGCATTTGCTGGTAAGAGCCTGATAAGCGCGGCGGGGCGAAAATTTCAGAGCGCGGCGTGTGCAGCAATAGTTGAGCAGTTACGTCGTCTGCCAAAACCAACGTCGGCACCTGCTTCAGTGGAGATCGTGTTGTTTCCTCCGGATAACCGGATCCGCGATCTGGACAACTATAACAAGGCGCTGTTTGACGCCCTGACCCACGCGGGTGTGTGGGAAGACGACAGTCAGGTGAAAAGAATGCTGGTGGAGTGGGGACCGGTTATCCCGGAAGGGAAGGTCGAGATCACTATCAGTAAGTACGAGAAAACGGCGGGTGCAGCCGCCTGATTAAGAGGAGAAACGAAGTATGAATAATCTGATGGTTATTGATGGTATTGAAGTTCGTCGTGATGCTTATGGGCGTTACAGCCTGAACGATCTGCACAGGGCTGCTGGTTCTCTGGATAAGCATAAGCCTGCATTCTGGCTCCGCAATGAGCAAACTGAGCGTTTAATAAGCGAGTTGCAGATTTGCAACTCGGTCAATATAGAGCCAGTTAACGTTATTCGTGGCGGAAATAACCAGGGGACGTATGTCTGCAAAGAACTGGTGTATGCCTATGCAATGTGGATCAGCCCGTCATTCCATCTGAAGGTGATCCGTACTTTCGACATGGTAACCAGCGCACCGGAAAAATTATCCGGACAGGCTGCTGACAAGATGCAGGCTGGTGTGATTCTGCTGGACTTTATGCGTCGGGAGTTAAACCTGTCTAACTCATCTGTGCTTGGTGCCTGTCAGAAACTCCAGGAGGCTGTTGGCTTACCGAATCTGGCACCGCGCTATGCCATTGATGCTCCTGCTGATGCACACGATGGCTCAAGTCGCCCGACACTGTCACTGAGTGCACTGCTGAAACAGTATGGTATACGCCTGACGGCTAATCAGGCATATCACCAGATGGTGAAGCTGGGGATCGTCGAGCAGCGCGAACGATACAGCCGTACCGCGATTAACAACATCAAAAAATTCTGGTCGCTGACAGCGAAAGGCTGTATGTTCGGCAAGAACATCACCAGTCCCGCAAATCCGCGCGAGACGCAGCCGCATTTCTTCGAATCCCGATTCCCTGAGCTGTTAAAGCTGCTCGATACCGTTCATTGAGGTGACCGTGAGAGCACTACTGACCCCTGAAATTGCCCCGCGTATGGGGATCGTATTGTTCAGGCCAGGTTCAGAGCTGATGCCCCTGTTTATGCAGGGGCGTGTCCTGCTGGAGCCTGAGCCGGAGCGTTATTCATCTTTCGCCAGTGGTGCCGTTCCGGCGGCATCACAACCGCTGGCGGATGATCCTGCCGTTCGGGCCGTGTTCCGCAATGAGGCAGTGATCCGTCGTGCTGGTGGCGTGGAATGTCTTGAAAGCTGGTTACTTCGTGAAAAAGGCTGCCAGTGGCCTCATTCCAACTGGCACAGCGAGAACATGACCACAATGCGACACGCGCCTGGCGCAATCCGTCTGTGCTGGCACTGCGATAACCAACTGCGCGATCAGTTCACGGAACGGCTGGAATCAATGGCAACGGATAACTGTGCCCGCTGGGTGTTGTCTGTTGTGCGTCGGGATCTCGGTTTTGATGATAGTCACGTTGTGACAATGCCGGAACTGTGCTGGTGGCTGGTTCGTAATGATCTGGCGGATGCCTTACCGGAAAGCGCAGCCCGTAAGGCACTGAGATTACCGAAGCCTGTTGTGCCGTCTGTCACCCGGGAAAGTGACCTTGTGCCTTCGGTTCCAGCCACCAGCATCATGCAGGATAAAGCGAAAAAGGTGCTGGCGCTGAAAGTGGAGCCGGAGTCGCCGGAGTCTTTTATGTTACGCCCCAAACGTCGCCGCTGGGTTAATGAAAAGTACACGCGCTGGGTTAAGACACAGCCGTGTGCATGTTGTGGAAAGCCTGCTGATGATCCCCACCACCTGATAGGCCACGGTCAGGGGGGAATGAGTACAAAAGCGCATGACCTCTTTGTGTTGCCTTTGTGCAGAAAGCATCACGACGAGCTGCATGCGGATACCGTGGCATTTGAAGAGAAGTATGGCTCCCAGCTGGAGCTGATATTTCGTTTTATCGACCGTGTGTTGGCAATTGGTGTGCTAGCCTGATTTGGTGGAGAAAGTTGATGCGTGATATTCAGATGGTTCTGGAGCGTTGGGGGGCATGGGCGGCGAGTGATAGTTCAGGCGTTGATTATTCACCTATAGCCGCTGGGTTTAAGGGACTTCTTCCCTATACAAGCAAGAAACGCTTGGCTTGTTCGGATAGTGATGCCTTAATTATTGAAGGTTGTCTTGCTCGTCTAAAGCAAAAAAGGCCGGACGAACATTCGCTTCTTGTTGCCCATTACCTATACGGTATCTCTAAAAGAAAGCTCGCCAAGGCTCGTAAAAAAGATGAGAAATTGATACGTATAGAAATACAGCTAGCCGAAGGATTTATTGATGGCTGCCTTTCCATGCTAGATCTAACATTAGATTTGGACGTTTAATAATACGCCCCTGCATGGGGCGTATTATTTACTGGATGAATGACATTTGATTAATATATTTTATCAATAACTCTCTGGGTGTAGTACTCCAAAAATTTATGTGTTCATAATCAGTATAAACATTTGTGAATTTTTTAAGTTCTTCATCACTTTTAGGGGCAAATCGCTCATTAAGAGTAATACTGTCTTTAATTATTCCGAAGAATACAATGGATATTTCAGGGATTTGCGATCTTCTCTCATAAGAATAAGGTATTTCTTTTATGTTAAGCAGGTCTGCTAAATAAGATATAGATTCAGCGGTAATTTCTTGTTTTAGTTTTTCCTTGTTACCAAAGCAATGTATGAAGGCAGCTACGACAAAGATCATATTTATTAAAGGATCACTGCTTTTGTTCTCATCGTCGTTTAACAGTTGAAAAATGTTAAGATTGCGTGAAAATGTTTGTGTTTCACGTAATGATAAGTTGGTTCGTTGAATTAAATCACGGATAAAGTAACCTGATAATCTATTGATTTTATTCAATAACCTTGTTTTTTCTACAAGGTAATCCCAATATATAACAGAGGCTTTACATACGTTGTGACCATTTATTAAACATGTATCTGGAAGCGTGATGGTATATTTTATAAACTTGTCAAGATACTTTTGTGAGTTAATGCTATAACCATAAATATGATTTATAGATGCTTTTAATTGTTCTGTGTTTGTAACTAAAATAAAAAAGACATTATTGATGTCAAAAATGTGTTTTATTGTTTCAATGACATTTGTTGAAAAACTCGGCTTACATCGGTCTAATTCATCAATTATAATTACGATTTTTTGATTTTTTGATATGCTTTCGATGCAGGATTTAAGTGAATTTATGTTTTTCTCTGAGTCCATATGGTCTTCAAGCAAATTTTCAATAGTCCCATCTATTGCTGCATTGCTTGCTTTCTTCATCGCATCTTGGAATTCTTCGGCAACTTCACTAGCCTCCTGTCGTAAAAACCAACCTGCACCAGCTTTTAGTACCGTTTTTAAACCAAAGCGAATTGCAGGAAGAGATCTCTTAATGAAGTGTTGTTTTTCTTCCTCAGGCAAAATGCTGGCAATTGCAGAGGTTATGAGAAGTAATGGAGATTCTGCATGATCCCCTTTAAAGGCATCAATATAAACAACTTTAGATTCAGTTTCTTGCTCAATAATGAGATTTTTCAGTTTGATACTAAATTCTGTTTTCCCTGTTCCCCATGCGCCGTCTATTACCAGTGGTGAAATGTCTGCCTCTGGTTTTAGCAACTTGATGATATTTTCAGCGATGTTTCTTCGTTGGAACTCGTCACGTTCAGTGAAAGATAGTGTATCTAACATAATATAAACCTATTAACTCCTACAGTAAAAAACGAATAATACGACTTTGGGATTAAAAATCATTAACGCGGTCCGCAAAAATTCTTGTAATCTGTTAAGAGTGGTTACTTCGCCACACAGCTTAAACCCGCCGTCGAGCGGTTTTTTTGTACCTGTAAACCAAGAGCAGTACGGTAAACACGCTGGTGGTCGTGAATACTGACTTTTTATCTTGCTGGCTTTTTAGACAAGAGTTATTGGTATGTCATGTTAACCAGAAGGGAAAAAGACATGCTAAAACAGCAAGATATGACAGAAACGGCGAAAGTTGTTTTTAATGAATTAAGCATCGAACCGGCAACAGTCGGGGAGATTGCACAAAACACATACCTTTCACGCGAACGCTGTCAGTTAATACTGACCCAGCTGGTTATGGCGGGGCTGGCAGATTACCAGTTCGGCTGTTACAGACGCCTTCAGCAATGAAGGGCTTTTAATTTGTGAAAATGGGCGGCTGGTGGGTGTTGGTAGCACCTGCCAGCCATTCGCTCATGCCTACTGGTCACAAGCGAACCACGGCCCACTGCTTTAGCGCAAAAGCAGAGTGAGCCTACCAGAGTTACGCTTACTGATCCATGAAAAATACTGTAAAAATAAACAGTGTTGATTTAATCAACGCTGATTGCCTGCATTTTATTCAGTCCCTGCCTGATGATTCCATTGACCTGATTGTTACCGATCCGCCTTACTTCAAGGTGAAACCCAACGGTTGGGACAATCAGTGGAAAGGGGACGAAGATTACCTTAAGTGGCTGGACCACTGTCTGGCCCAGTTCTGGCGGGTGTTGAAACCTGCCGGAAGCCTTTACCTGTTCTGTGGGCATCGCCTGGCATCTGATATTGAGATCATGATGCGTGAACGTTTCAACGTGCTTAACCATATCATCTGGGCGAAGCCGTCCGGACGTTGGAATGGGTGTAATAAAGAAAGTCTGCGCGCATATTTTCCTGCCACAGAGCGCGTTCTGTTTGCTGAACATTACCAGGGGCCATATCGCGGCAAAAGTGACGGCTATGCGGCAAAAGAAAGGGAACTCAAACAGCACATAATGGCACCGCTGATATCGTATTTCAGGGATGCTCGTGCCGAACTGGGTATAACGGCAAAACAAATTGCCGAAGCCACAGGTAAGAAAAATATGGTTTCCCACTGGTTTGGTGCCAGTCAGTGGCAGTTGCCGAATGAGGCTGACTATCGGAAGTTACAGGCACTGTTTTCCCGTATAGCGGCAGAGAAGTTTCAGGAACAACAACTGGAACAACCACACCACCAGCTGGTGGCATCTTATGATTCACTGAATCGCAAATATTCTGAATTGCTGGATGAGTTTAAATCTCTCCGGCGCTTTTTCTCCGTATCAGTCTCCGTGCCTTATACCGATGTCTGGACGCATAAGCCCGTTCAGTTCTACCCGGGTAAACATCCGTGCGAGAAACCGGCGGATATGCTCCGGCAAATAATCAATGCCAGTAGTCGACCTGGTGATCTGGTTGCTGATTTCTTTATGGGATCCGGTTCCACAATAAAAGCAGCAATGGCGCTGGGGCGTCGGGCGTTAGGTGTTGAACTTGAGTCAGAGCGGTTTAATCAGACGGTGAAAGAGGTAAGTGAACTGGTGGGGAAATAATTCTGGTGGCCACGTTGCGTGGCCTTTTTATTTCCAACACAGCACCCGCAAATATCGCGAGGTGAGAGATGACGAAATGCCTCATAACCCAAATACCTGGCCGGACTGGCTGGAGTTGTTTCAGAGCTGGTGGCGTGGAGACACACCGCTGGGTGCAGTGATTATGTCGATCGTTATGGCTGGTTTGCGCATCGCCTATTTTGGCGGTGGTGGTGGCTGGAAGCGAAAAACGCTCGAGATTTTGCTATGTGGCGCTCTGACGCTGACCTTTGCATCCGCTCTTGAATATGTCGGATGGCCTAAATCGCTTTCTGTTGCCATTGGTGGTGGCGTGGGGCTGATCGGTGTCGATGCTATTCGTGGGGCTGCAATGCGAGTAATCGGTAACAAATTTGGTAGCTCGAAGGAGTAATTTATGCAGGCACTAAATTCCCAGCGTAAAGCTTTCCTGGATATGGTGGCATGGTCAGAAGGAACGGATAACGGGCGACAACCGACACGTAACCACGGTTATGATGTTATTGTTGGTGGCGAACTGTTCACTGATTACTCCGATCACCCTCGCAAACTTGTCACGCTAAACCCCAAACTCAAATCAACAGCTGCCGGACGTTACCAGCTTCTTTCACGCTGGTGGGATGCTTACCGTAAACAGCTTGGCCTGAAAGATTTTTCTCCAGAAAGCCAGGACGCTGTAGCTCTGCAGCAGATTAAAGAGCGTGGTGCTTTACCGATGATTGACCGCGGCAGTATTCGTCAGGCAATCGACCGTTGCAGCAATATCTGGGCGTCGTTACCTGGTGCAGGTTACGGTCAGTATGAACATAAAATCGGTGACCTGATTGCCCGATTTAAAAAAGCTGGTGGGGTAGTAAATGAAGCTGAGATATAAGCTGGTTATTGTTGCCTTCGTTGTTAGCGTCATTGGTTCCTTCATCTGGTCTGCTGGACATTACTACAGCAAATATCAGCACGAAAAGGAGCGTGCTGATGAGGCTGTACGAAATGCTGAATCAGCAACTGCCATTACCCGTAACGTTCTGCAATCACTGCAAATCATCAATACAGTTATAGAGGCTAACCAGCATGCAAAACAGCAGATCGCACTGGAGTCACAGAGAACCCAGGAAGATATCAAAGTGGCTGTTGCGGATGATGATTGTGCTTCACGTCATGTGCCTGCTGCCGCTGCTGACCGGTTGCGGAAGTACGCGAACAGTTTACGTGCCGGTTCCGGCGGTACCGCTGCCAACAAGCCTGACCACTGAAACGCCCCAGCCAGTCATTCCCGACCCGCTGACCTATGGGGCCAGTCTGGATCTGAATGTGAGCCTGCTTTCGGCGCTGGGCCAGTGCAACATCGACAAGGCCAGTATCAGGAAGATAGAAACGTCACGCAACTCACAGTAGCCATTACAAAGCTCATCTGCGGGTGGGCTTTGTAATGGCTTATTCGTAGTTGTCACCAGGGAAGTATTCCTGAAACTTTGATTTTGGGAGCTGGGTTTTCGCGAAGTTCGCAAGCCTTCCTCTTGTAAGCATGTAGTCACACCCACCTTCTTGTTTGAGAAGGTCACCAGCTAATGTCCGATACACAACGTCACTTCGCAAAATTTCAATGGTGGAATTCCTGATGAGAAATGTTTCACACATCGGGCATCTAATTAACCAAGCGGTATCACGGTTCTGCCAGGTCGCATCTGAATTGCAAGCCGGGCAGCATTTCTGATCTTCTTGTCCTATGACCATTGTCATGCTCTCGCATAGTGAAGGAATTTTCAGATTAACTCATTTTCAGACGCATCGTAATGGCTTAAGGAAACAATTAATGCCACCACGTACACCAAAAGCCTGCCGCGTTCGCGGTTGCCGCAATACCACTACTGACCCGTCAGGCTATTGCGAAAGCCACAAAAGCGAAGGCTGGAAGCAATACAAACCAGGCCTGTCACGTCATCAGCGCGGTTACGGTTCGAAGTGGGATACCATCCGTGAACGTGTGCTGAAGCGTGACAAAGGCCTGTGTCAGTTATGTCTGCGTGCCGGTGTGGTGCGTGAGGCGAAAACCGTTGACCACATTATCCCTAAGGCGCATGGCGGCACTGACGCTGACAGTAATCTGCAGAGCCTGTGCTGGCCATGTCATAAGGCGAAGACGGCCCGTGAACGGTTGAAGTAAGAACCAGTTCCCACAGCCAGAGGGGAGGGGCGGGTCAAATCCCTGTGACCTGACGTCTTCCGGACTGCCCGCCCCATCGTTTTTTTATACCCGCGAAAAATGAAATTTAACCAGGAGTGCCGCATATGGCTGGAACGGCGGGGCGTTCCGGGCGTCGCCCCAAGCCAACGGCGCGCAAGGCGCTGGCCGGAAACCCCGGCAAGCGAGCCCTGAATAAAGATGAACCTGTTTTTACGCCCATCAAAGGTGTTGAGCCACCGGAGTGGTTCGCTGAAGAAGATCTCCCTCTCGCCACGATCATGTGGCAACTGACAACCAAAGAACTCTGCGGTCAGGGCCTGTTGTGCGTGACTGACCTCGCGGTGCTTGAGCGGTGGTGCGTGGCCTACGAGTTCTGGCGGCGTGCCGTGAAAAATATTGCCAGACAGGGCAACACCATCACCGGTGCAATGGGTGGCATGGTCAAAAATCCGGAGCTGACCGCCAAGAAAGAACAGGAGTCCGAGATGAGCAGCACGGGGGCAATGCTCGGACTCGACCCCAGCAGCCGCCAGCGTCTGATTGGCCTGGCGGGGCAGAAGAAAGCCACTAACCCGTTTCTGAAAATCATCGAATCATGAGCCGGAAATCTTACCCCAACGTAAATGCTGCCAATCAGTATGCCCGTGATGTCGTGCGCGGAAAGATTGTGGCCTGCCAGTTTGTGATTCAGGCCTGCCAGCGCCATCTTGATGACCTGATGGCGGAAAAAAGTAAGTCGTTTCGTTACCGCTTCGACAAGGACCTGGCTGAACGGGCCGCGAAATTTATTCAGCTGTTGCCACACACCAAGGGGGAGTGGGCATTCAAGAGGATGCCCATCACGCTGGAACCGTGGCAGCTCTTTGTGATCTGCTGTGCGTTTGGCTGGGTCAATAAAGGCTCCCGGCTGCGCCGCTTCAGGGAGGTGTATACCGAAATCCCCCGTAAGAACGGCAAATCGGCAATCTCTGCCGGTGTTGCCCTGTATTGTTTTGCCTGTGATAACGAGTTTGGCGCGGAAGTGTATTCCGGTGCCACGACAGAGAAACAGGCGTGGGAAGTCTTTCGCCCGGCGCGACTGATGTGTAAACGCACACCCATGCTGACGGAAGCGTTCGGGATTGAGGTTAACGCCTCAAACATGAACCGTCCGGAGGATGGCGCGCGGTTTGAACCGCTGATCGGTAACCCCGGTGATGGTTCATCACCCCACTGTGCCGTGGTGGATGAATATCACGAGCACGCCACCGATGCGCTTTATACCACGATGCTTACCGGGATGGGCGCGCGACGTCAGCCACTGATGTGGGCCATCACCACCGCCGGGTACAACATTGAGGGGCCGTGCTACGACAAGCGGCGGGAAGTTATCGAGATGCTCAACGGTTCGGTACCCAACGATGAACTGTTCGGGATCATCTATACCGTTGACGAAGGCGATGACTGGACCGACCCGCAGGTGCTGGAAAAAGCCAATCCAAATATTGGCGTGTCGGTTTATCGCGAATTTTTGTTAAGTCAGCAGCAGCGTGCGAAAAATAACGCCCGTCTGGCAAACGTCTTTAAAACAAAACACCTCAATATCTGGGTGTCGGCGCGTTCGGCGTATTTCAACCTGGTGAGCTGGCAGAGCTGCGAGGATAAATCACTGACCCTTGAGCAGTTCGAGGGGCAGCCGTGCATTCTGGCCTTTGACCTGGCGCGTAAGCTGGATATGAACAGCATGGCGCGACTTTATACCCGCGAGATTGACGGTAAAACGCATTACTACAGTGTGGCTCCGCGCTTCTGGGTACCGTATGACACGGTGTACAGCGTCGAGAAAAATGAAGATCGCCGGACAGCCGAACGCTTTCAGAAATGGGTGGAAATGGGCGTTCTGACCGTTACCGATGGTGCGGAGGTGGATTATCGCTACATCCTCGAGGAGGCCAAAGCGGCGAACAAAATCAGCCCGGTCAGTGAGTCACCCATCGACCCCTTCGGGGCGACCGGGTTGTCACATGACCTTGCTGATGAAGACCTGAATCCCGTCACTATCATTCAGAACTACACCAACATGTCCGACCCGATGAAAGAGCTGGAAGCGGCAATTGAATCGGGGCGCTTTCATCATGATGGCAATCCCATCATGACCTGGTGTATCGGCAATGTGGTCGGCAAAACCATTCCGGGTAACGATGATGTGGTGAAACCCGTCAAAGAGCAGGCGGAAAACAAAATTGACGGTGCAGTTGCGCTGATTATGGCGGTTGGCAGAGCCATGCTGTACGAGAAAGAAGACACGCTGTCTGACCACATTGAGTCCTATGGGATCCGCTCGCTTTAACTGAGGTAATTATGATCATGCTGATTCTCGCGCCTCTGGTGGGCGTGCTGGGGGCGCTTTTGCTGGCGTATGGTGCCTGGCTGATTTATCCCCCGGCGGGGTTTGTTGTTGCCGGGGCGTTGTGCCTGTTCTGGTCGTGGCTGGTAGCGCGATATCTCGATCGTACACAGCTGTCTGTTGGTGGAGGTAAATAGTGTTCTTTTCGGGATTATTTCAACGAAAAAGTGACGCACCGGTGACCACGCCAGCAGAGCTGGCGGATGCCATCGGGTTGTCCTACGACACCTATACCGGAAAGCAGATCAGCAGTCAGCGGGCCATGCGACTGACGGCGGTTTTTTCCTGCGTCAGAGTGCTGGCAGAGTCGGTCGGGATGTTGCCCTGCAATCTGTATCACCTGAACGGCAGCCTGAAGCAGAGAGCCACCGGCGAACGTCTGCATAAACTGATCTCCACGCATCCCAATGGCTATATGACGCCGCAGGAGTTCTGGGAGCTGGTGGTCACCTGTCTGTGCCTGCGGGGAAACTTTTACGCCTACAAAGTGAAAGCATTTGGCGAAGTGGCTGAACTGCTGCCCGTCGATCCCGGCTGTGTGGTACCGAAGCTTAACAGTAGCTGGGAGCCGGTCTATCAGGTCACATTCCCGGATGGCTCCACGGATGTACTGAGCCAGGAGGATATCTGGCATGTGCGCACGCTGACGCTGGACGGACTGGTGGGGCTGAATCCCATCGCCTATGCCCGCGAGGCAATATCGCTGGCGGCAGCGACCGAAGAGCACGGGGCCAGACTGTTCAGCAATGGCGCGGTGACGTCGGGTGTGTTGCGTACAGAGCAGACGCTGTCAGATCAGGCTTATGAGCGCCTGAAGAAAGATTTTGAGGAGCGTCACACCGGGCTTGGCAATGCTCACCGCCCGATGATCCTTGAGATGGGGCTGGACTGGAAGTCGATGGCGCTGAACGCCGAGGACAGCCAGTTCCTGGAAACCCGCAAGTTTCAGCTTGAAGAAATCTGTCGTCTGTTCCGGGTGCCGTTGCACATGGTGCAGAACACCGATCGCGCCACCTTCAACAATATCGAAGAGCTGGGGCTGGGATTTATCAACTATTCACTGGTGCCGTATCTGACCCGCATCGAACAGCGGATCAACACCGGACTGGTACGAAAAAGTAAGCAGGGCGTTTATTACGCCAAATTTAACGCCGGGGCGTTACTGCGCGGGGATATGAAGTCCCGTTTTGAAGCCTACGCCACCGGGATCAACTGGGGAATTTACTCTCCCAATGACTGCCGCGACCTGGAAGATATGAATCCGCGTCCCGGTGGTGATGTCTATCTCACACCGATGAACATGACCACGAAACCCTCCGATGGCAGTAAAGCCGGTAAGCAGAAGGATAACGCCAATGCAGACGAAACAACGTCTTGATGTACCGCTGAGTCTGAAATCTGTCAGTGACTCCGGTGAGTTTGAAGGGTATGGCTCCGTCTTTGGTGTAAAGGACAGCCACGATGATATGGTGATGTCCGGGGCATTTGCTGCTTCCCTGCGGGCGTGGAGTGACAGAAAAGCGTTACCTGCGCTGCTCTGGCAGCACCGCATGGATGAACCCATCGGTGTTTACACCGAAATGAAGGAAGACGATGTCGGGCTTTACGTCAGGGGACGGTTGCTTATTGATGATGATCCCCTCGCAAAACGCGCACATGCACACATGAAGGCCGGTTCGTTAACCGGCCTTTCTATTGGGTACGTCCTGAAAGACTGGGAATACGACCGGAGCAAAGAAGCCTTTCTGCTGAAAGAAATCGACCTCTGGGAAGTCAGCCTGGTGACGTTCCCGTCTAACGACGAGGCGCGGATCAGCGACGTCAAGAACGCACTGGCCCGCGGGGAAATCCCCGAACAGAAAAAAATCGAAAGAGTCCTGCGTGATGTCGGACTCTCCCGTACCCAGGCCAAAGCATTCATGGCCGGGGGCTATGGCGCACTGTCCCTGCGCGACGCTGAGGATGTGGGCTCTGCACTGAATGCACTGAAAAATCTGAACTTCTAATCAGGAGAAATACGATGGCGGTTGATATTAAAGATGTCGAACAGGTCGCGCAGGAGCTGCAGCAGAAGTTTGACGACTTCAAAGCAAAGAACGACAAGCGCGTGGATGCGATTGAGCAGGAAAAAGGCAAGCTTGCCGGGCAGGTGGAAACCCTGAACGGGAAACTCAGCGAGCTGGAAAATCTCAAAAGCGACCTTGAAAAAGAGCTGCTTGAGCTGAAACGTCCGGCTGGTGGAGCGCAAAATAAACTGGCCACCGAGCATAAAGAGGCGTTTGTGGGCTTCCTGCGTAAAGGCCGTGAAGACGGTCTGCGCGATCTGGAGCGTAAGGCATTGCAGGTGGGTACCGATGAAGACGGTGGCTACGCCGTGCCGGAAGAACTGGATCGCAACATTCTTAACCTGCTGAAAGATGAAGTGGTGATGCGTCAGGAAGCCACGGTGATCACCGTTGGCGGTTCCGACTACAAAAAACTGGTGAATCTGGGCGGTACGGCTTCCGGATGGGTGGGGGAAACGGATACGCGATCCCAGACTGCCACCTCCAGACTGGAGCTGATTGAACCTCTCATGGGGGAAATTTACGGCAACCCGCAGGCTACCCAGAAAATGCTGGACGATGCCTTCTTCAACGTGGAGGCCTGGATCAACAGCGAGCTGGCAACCGAATTTGCCGAACAGGAAGAAATTGCCTTTACCTCAGGCGATGGCACCAAGAAGCCGAAAGGGTTCCTGGCGTATGAATCCACTGATGAAACCGACAAGGTCCGGGCGTTCGGCAAACTTCAGCATATTGTATCCGGCGAAGCGACCGCGGTGACCGCAGACGCCATTATCAAACTGATTTACACGCTGCGTAAGGCACACCGCACTGGCGCGAAGTTCATGATGAACAACAACAGCCTGTTTGCCATCCGTCTGCTGAAAGACACCGAGGGTAACTATCTGTGGCGTCCTGGGCTGGAACTGGGGCAGCCATCCTCTCTGGCGGGTTACGGTATCGCTGAAAACGAGCAGATGCCGGATATTGCCGCGGATGCGAAAGCCATTGCATTTGGTAACTTCAAACGGGGTTACACCATCGTTGACCGTATCGGTACCCGCATTCTTCGCGATCCGTACACCAATAAACCGTTTGTCGGTTTTTATACCACCAAGCGCACCGGCGGCATGCTGGTCGATTCGCAGGCCATCAAACTGCTGAAGATTGCTGCGGCGTAATCACTCAGGGGCGCGGAACCGCGCCCCCTGTTCTGACGGGTGAAGAATCATGATCCTGAAACAAGATCTGAAATGGTCACCGGACGGTATGCGTGTTGAGGTCATTCGGGCCGGTGAGTATGACGACGGGGCGCTTCCTGCCCGGGTGCAGGAGATTGCACTTCAGGCCGGGTTAGCAGAGCGCGGAACCAGTGCAAAAAGCAGTAAAGCGACAAAAGAGAAAAAAGCCACGACCAGTAAAGAGGGCTGAGTATGCTTCTGACAATGGAAGAGATTAAAGCCCAACTCCGGCTGGATGAGGATTTCGATGCTGATGACCGCCATCTGCAACTGCTGGCCTGTGCGGCGCAAAAGCGGACGGAAACGTATCTGAACCGGAAGCTCTATGCTCCGGATGAAACCATTCCGGACAGCGATCCGGACGGGCTGCACCTGCCGGATGATATTCGTCTGGGGATGCTGATGCTTATCAGCCATTTTTACGAAAATCGCTCGTCGGTTACAGACGTTGAGAAAATGGAGTTGCCAATGAGCTTTAACTGGCTTGTCGGCCCGTACAGGTATTTCCCGCAATGAAAATTCGTCAGGCGCAGACCAGCGCAACCTACATTCTGCCGGACCCCGGTGAACTGAATAAACGCGTCCTGATCCGCCAGCGGGTGGATATGCCCGCGGATAACTTTGGCGTGGAGCCTCAATACCCGGTTGCGTTCCGGACATGGGCGAAGGTTGTCCAGACCAGTGCCACCACCTGGCAGGAAACCGCGCAGACCGGGGACGCCATCACCCATTACATCACCATTCGTTACCGCCGGGGGATCACCGCTGATTATGAGGTGGTCTGCGGTGACAGTGTGTACCGGGTGAAACGTCAGCGCGATCTGAACGGGGCGCGGCGCTTTCTGCTGCTGGAGTGTACGGAGCTGGGCGAATGTGGGCAGAGTCACGGAGGCAACAATGACGACTTCCTTTTTGCACGTTGATTTTCAGCAGCCCGCGGAGATGCGCTTTAACCGCGCCCGTGTCCGGCGGGCGTTTGTCACGATTGGTCAGCGTCATATGCGTGATGCCCGTCGGCTGGTGATGTGCCGTGCGCGGTCGGCACCGGGTGAAAACCCCGGTTATCAGACCGGACGCCTGGCTCGTTCGATTGGTTACATGGTACCCAGAGCCAGTAAACATCGCCCTGGTTTTATGGCACGTATAGCCCCTAACCAGCGTAATGGAGAGGGAAACCGCCGTATCACCGGTGATTTTTATCCGGCTTTTTTGTTCTATGGCGTGAGGCGAGGGGCAAAGCGTCGTCGCAGCCATCATCGTGGTGCATCCGGTGGCAGCGGCTGGCGACTGGCTCCACGTAATAACTTCATGGTGGAAACGCTTGAAAAGAACCGCAGCTGGACACGCTATTTTCTGGCGCGGGAATTGCGTAAATCACTGAAGCCGGAGCGACGACACAGATGAAACTGACGCCTGTTATTGCTGCACTGTGTGCCCGCTGTCCGTATTTTGAAAACCGGGTTGCAGGCGCGGCACAGTTCAAAAATCTGCCGGAGGTCGGAAAGCTGAGACTCCCGGCGGCGTATGTGGTACCGGGGGATGATTCTCCGGGAGAAAACAAAAGCCAGACCGACTACTGGCAGGAGCTGAAAGAGGGCTTCTCCGTGGTTGTCATACTGAGTAACGGGCGTGATGAGCGCGGTCAGTTTGCTTCGTATGATGTGGTGGACGATGTCCGGCAGATGCTCTTTAAGGCCCTGCTGGGCTGGAACCCGGAAGCGTGCGGTAACCCGATTACCTATGACGGCGGCACGCTGCTGGATCTGAATCGTCATGAGCTGATTTATCAGTTCGATTTTTCGGTCATCAGCGAGCTGACTGAAGACGATACCCGCCAGCAGGATGATCTGAACAGTCTGGATGAACTGCAAACGCTGGCGATTGATGTTGATTATCTCGATCCCGGTAACGGGCCTGACGGCGATATCGAACATCACACCGAAATAACCCTTCCTTCCTGAGAATCTTCATGTTTGTGAAACCTGTTAAAGGGCGGTCAGTGCCTGACCCTGCCCGCGGTGACCTTTTGCCCACCGAAGGGCGAAATGTTGACGAGAACAACTACTGGCTGCGCCGTGAAGCAGCAGGTGATATCCGGCGCGTGAATAAAAAGGTGAACACCGATGACGATAAGCTTTAACACTATTCCGTCGAATACGCTGGTTCCGTTGTTTTATGCGGAAATGGATAACCAGGCGGCGAATACTGCACAGGACAGCGGAGCATCGCTGCTGATTGGTCATGCCAATAACGGTGCAGAGATTGTTGCCAACAGTCTGGTACTGATGCCGTCGGCAGACTATGCACGCCAGATTTGTGGTGCGGGAAGTCAGCTGGCGCGTATGGTCGAGGCTTATCGCCAGACTGACCCGTTTGGCGAGCTGTATGTGATTGCCGTTCCGGAAGCCACAGGCGCGGCGGCAACGGTTACGCTGACGGTGACCGGGGCGGCAACCGAAACCGGCACGGTGAATGTTTATGTGGGACGTACCCGCGTGCAGGCACCGGTGACCAATGGCGATAACGTCGCGACGATTGCCGGCAGTATCCAGGATGCCATCAATGCCGTTCCGGCCCTGCCGTTTACGGCCTCATCTTCGGCTGGCGTGGTCACACTGACCGCGCGTCATAAGGGGCTTTGCGGGAATGAAATTCCTGTCAGCCTCAATTACTACGGCTTCGGTGGGGGAGAAGTGCTGCCTGCGGGCGTACAGATTGCCGTGGCGGCGGGGACCTCCGGAACGGGCGCTCCTGTTCTCACCGGCGCGGTGGCTGCAATGGCGGATGAGCCGTTTGATTATATCGGTCTTCCGTTCAACGACACGGCCTCCATTAACACGCTGGTGACCGAGATGAACGATACCAGCGGTCGCTGGAGCTATGCGCGTCAGCTGTATGGTCATGTGTATACGGCAAAGATCGGCACGCTGTCAGAACTGGTGACCGCAGGTGACCAGTTTAACCAGCAGCACATTACCCTGGCGGGGTACGAAAAAGAGACCCAGACGCCTGCCGACGAGCTGGCGGCAAGCCGTGCCGCCCGCGCAGCGGTGTTTATTCGCAACGATCCGGCACGTCCCACGCAGACCGGTGAGCTGGTGGGTATGCTGCCTGCGCCGAAGGGGAAACGGTTCACGATGACCGAACAACAGACCCTGCTGTCTCATGGCGTGGCAACGGCGTATGTCGAAAGCGGGGTGCTGCGCATTCAGCGTGATGTCACCACGTACAGGAAAAATGCTTACGGGGTTGCGGATAACAGCTACCTCGACAGCGAGACGCTGCATACCAGTGCGTATGTACTGCGCAAACTGAAATCCGTCATTACCAGTAAGTACGGGCGTCACAAGCTTGCCAGTGACGGTACCCGCTTTGGTCCCGGTCAGGCGATTGTCACCCCGGCGGTGATCAAAGGGGAACTGCTGGCAACCTACCGTCAGCTCGAGCGTGCGGGGATCGTGGAAAACTACGAACTGTTCAAGCAGTACCTGGTTGTAGAGCGTGATGCCAGCGATCCGAACCGCCTGAACACGCTGTTCCCGCCTGACTATGTTAACCAGTTGCGTGTCTTTGCCGTGGTTAACCAGTTCCGTCTTCAGTATTCAGAGGAGTCTGCATAATGGCCCGTATCGGGGGAACCTGTTATTTCAAAATTGACGGTCAGCAGCTATCGCTGACCGGCGGCATTGAGGTGCCCATGAACAGGACGGTCAATGATGACATCATCGGCCTGGACGGCTCAGTGGACCGCAAGGAAACTCACCGTGCGCCTTATGTCAAAGGGACCTTCAAGGTGCCGAAGAATTTTCCGGTGAACAAAATCACCTCGTCTGATGAGATGACCATCACTGCCGAGCTGGCGAACGGTCAGGTCTATGTACTGTCGTCTGCCTGGCTGCACGGCGAAGCGAACCATAATGCCGAAGAAGGCACGGTTGATCTTGAGTTCCACGGTGAAGAAGGGGATTACCAGTAATGAAAGAGCTTGAGTTAAAGAAACCGATTACCGCTCATGGCGAGACACTCTCCGTACTGGAGTTTGATGAGCCCACCGGGAAAGATGTCCGCGAGCTGGGATATCCCTACCAGATGAATCAGGATGAGTCCGTCAGACTTCTGGCGCATGTGGTATCGAAATACATTGTGCGGCTGGCGAAAGTGCCGCAAAGCTCTGTCGACCAGATGTCTCCGGCAGACCTGAATGCAGCGGCGTGGCTTGTGGCTGGTTTTTTCCTCCAGGCCTGACGGCTGAATACCTCACTGATCGCTTCTTTGACTGCGCCAGCTACTGGCGCATTAATCCTTTCGAATTGCTGAATATGCCGATCAGTGAAATTCCCTTACTGGTCAGTCAGGCAAACAGGATAGAGCAGGAGAAACGCACACATGGCTGAATTTGAGCTTAAGGCGTTGATCACCGGTGTCGACAGGCTTTCTCCCGCGTTGTCGAAAATACAAAAGAAAATCCGGGGATTTAAACGCCAGGCGGAAGAAGCGTCACAGGGTGGGCTGGCGCTTGGTGGCGGACTGGCAGCGGGTCTGACGCTTTCCCTGAAATCTTATGCCGATCAGGAAAACGCCGCCACCGGGCTGAAAGTCGCCATGATGGATGCGAACGGCGAGGTTGGAAAGAGCTTTCAGGACATCAATAAACTGGCTATTGGCCTGGGTAACCAGCTACCTGGTACAACGGCTGATTTCCAGAACATGATGCAGATGCTGGTGCGTCAGGGGATCCCGGCAGAAAACATTCTGGGTGGTGTGGGTAAAGCGACAGCTTATCTTGCGGTACAACTGAAAAAAACACCGGAAGCGGCTGCTGAGTTTGCTGCAAAGATGCAGGATGCTACCGGAACGGCGTCAGAAGACATGATGGGGCTGTTCGACACTATCCAGAAGGCGTTTTATCTGGGCGTTGACGATACCAACATGTTGTCCTTCTTCACTAAAACCAGTTCTGTTCTGAAGATGGTGAACAAGGATGGTCTTCAGGCTGCGCAGAGCCTTGCCCCCATCAGCGTCATGATGGATCAGATGGGGATGAACGGGGAGTCGGCAGGTAATGCCCTGCGAAAAGTTATCCAGTCCGGATTAAGCGTTAAGAAAATCAGGGACGTTAATAAAGTTATGGCCCGCCAGAAACTCGGGGTACAGCTCGATTTTACTGACGGCAAAGGAAGTTTTGGCGGTCTTGATAACATGTTCAGGCAACTGGCAAAGCTGCGAAAACTGACCGACGTTAAGCGAACAGGTGTACTTAAGGCAATATTTGGTGATGATGCCGAAACCCTTCAGGTGGTCAATGCACTAATCGATAAAGGAAAGGATGGCTACGATCAGATCCAGCAGAAGATGAATAAACAGGCCAGCCTGAATAAACGTGTTCAGGCACAGCTTGGTACGCTGTCCAACCTGTGGGAGGCAATGACAGGGACCGCAACTAACGGCCTTGCGGCTATTGGCGGCGCATTTTCTGGTGACGCTAAAAATATCACACAATGGCTTGGGGAGTTGGGGGAGAAATTCACGAAGTTTGCGGATGAAAATCCCCGGGTTATTCGCGGCGTCGTCGGGCTTGCTGCCGGTCTTGCGATTCTGAAACTGGGATTGATGGGCGTGGGCAGTGCCATCAGTATTGTCAGCAGGATTATGTCGATGACGCCGATTGGCATGATTGCGACGGCGATTGCTCTGGCTGCGGGATTAATTATCACTAACTGGGATGTTGTCGGACCTTATTTCAAGAAGCTCTGGGAAACCATTGGTCCTTATTTTGAGGCAGGTTGGGAACTTCTGAAGAAGGTTTTTGCCTGGTCGCCGCTGGGGATGGTGATCAATAACTGGGGACCGGTTGTTAAGTGGTTTCAGGATATGTGGGACAAGCTGAAGCCAATTATTGAGTGGTTTACCGACAGTTCCGGTGACACGGTCGATGCCATTAACTCTGCGCAGTGGGGCGCGGGTGCTTATGATGCTTATGGGACGGGAATACCGGCGCGGGGATACACACCTTATCCGGCGGTGGATCCGGCTCAGTCAAACAACGCCTCCGATGCCATAGGCTCGAATCCCTTCATGATTAACAAAGCTTCTGTGCCAAAAGTTGATGGTGAGATCAAGGTATCTTTTGTGAATTCGCCTCCGGGTATGCGGGTTATGGAAACGCGATCCAGCGGTTTTGATGTCAGCCATGATGTTGGCTATACGCGGTTCAGGTAGTGTACAAAATGATTAATGTGTTTTTGTCTGGCATAATTTGGGTTTTCAGCTTTAAGTAGTTAATATAATCATTCCTTACAAATGATTGAAGGGATGATTATGCGTATCTTTGTTTTTTTTATATCTGCACTTTTATCTTTTAACTTGGCTGCGGAAGAGTGTAAGTTCAGCTTTAATGAGTCAGAATTAATCTCTTCTATAGGTATTGCACCAGTTAAGCAAGAGATAATAAAGGATGAAGGAATAACTAAGCGGCAATATGAATTCAGAAGAGAATTATCTTCTGAAGAAATGCTTAGTGATGACGCTGATGAAAAATATGAGCCGCAGTTTTATATATCTGTTTATAATCCATCATGCCCACAAAAGGTTATTGTTTGGTTTTTCAAAGACAATAAAAACACAATGGATTTAAGTAATGAGGTCCTTGCTGGTAGAGCGTTCAAGTATTTAACTGGTGTTAATGAAAGTATTTTTGAAAATAAAATGAAAAAGTTTTTAAAGGTACAGTCATTTGAATCTTTTGATGAAAGGACAGATTCTAAATTTATAAAGAGTGGTGATATTTATTCCATTGATGTTCAACTCAGATAGTAATTAAAAATATTAGGTTCCCGCCACATCTTCTGCGATGTAAATAACTGACAAAGCAGATTTGGCGGGTTTTTTGTATCCGGAGTTTATATGACGTGGAAAGACAGGCTTCAGGATGCGTCATTTCGCGGCGTACCGTTTAAGGTTGAAGAAGAAAGTGCGGGAACCGGTCGCCGTGTGGAAACACACGAATATCCGAACCGCGACAAGCCCTATACCGAAGATCTGGGAAAAGTCACTTTCCGCCCGTCCATCACAGCTTATGTGGTGGGAGATGACTGCTTTGACCAGCGCGATCGCCTGATTGAAGCGCTGAATAAACCCGGTCCCGGCACGCTTGTCCACCCGACATATGGTGAGCTGAAAGTCTGTGTTGACGGGGAAGTTCGGGTCAGCACATCGAAAAGTGAAGGGCGTATTGTCCGCTTTGACCTGAAGTTTGTCGAAGCAGGAGAACTCTCTTACCCCACATCAGGTGTGGCGACGGCGCAGACGCTGATGTCATCCTGTTCTGCACTGGATGACTGCATCAGTGACAGCTTCAGCGGTTTCAGTATCGATGGTGTGGCGGATTTCGTGCAGAACGACGTCGTCGGTAATGCCAGCACAATGCTTGGGTATGTTTCTGATGCGATGAAAGTGGTGGATTCTGCCGTATCGGATGCCGCCAGGCTGTTGCAGGGGGATATCTCGGTACTTCTGCCGCCGCCATCGTCAGGCAAAAATTTCGTTGAGCAGGTGCAGAAAATGTGGCGTACCGGGAAACGCCTTTATGGTAACGCCAGCGACCTGGTCACCATGATCAAAACGCTTTCCGGTGTCAGCCTCGGCAGCGATCTGCAACCGCGCGGCGTCTGGAAAACGGACAGTAAAACCACCGCCACGGCTACGCAGCAGCGTAACGTGGTTGCCAGCACCCTTCGTACGACCGCAATCAGCGAAGCGGCGTATGCCGTCACCCGATTGCCTGCGCCAACAACTTCCGCGGTGATGCAGAATGCCGCAGTGGGGCAGGCAACAACACCTGCGCAGAGCACTGGCTGGCCTTCCGTCACGCATCCGGCACTGAACAATGCACCGGCGGTGAAAAACACAGTTGACCTGCCGACGTGGGAAGAACTGACTGACATTCGCGACACACTGAATACGGCAATTGATAAGGAGTTGTCCCGTACAACCAGTGATGCGCTGTTTCTGGCGCTGCGCCGGGTGAAAGCAGATCTGAATGCGGATATCAACACGCGCCTTGAACAGTCTGCACGGATCATTCAGCGCACACCGGATGAGGTTTTACCCGCGCTGGTGCTGGCGGCGACCTGGTTTGATAACGCGGCGCGTGACGCGGACATTATTCGGCGTAATGCCATTACGCATCCCGGCTTTGTGCCGGTGATCCCTCTGAAGGTGCCAGTGCAATGAACGACAATGTCACGCTACGGGTAAATGACCGGGAGTGGAATGGCTGGACATCGGTGCGCATCGGTGCCGGTATTGAACGGCTGGCGCGGGATTTCAGTGTGGAGATCACCCGCCAGTGGCCGGGTGATGAGGGTATCACCACGCTTCAGCCGCGCATTAAAAACGGTTCAAAAGTGGAGGTGCTGATTGGTGATGAGCTGGTGATCACCGGCTGGGTGGAGGCGACGCCCGTTCGTTACGATGCCCGTTCGGTCAGCACCGGTATTGCCGGACGCAGTCTGACCGCTGACCTGATTGACTGTGCAGCCGAACCGACACAGTTTAACGGACGATCGCTGGTACAGATAGCGCAGGCGCTTGCTGCGCCTTTCGGCATTGAGGTGGTGAACAACGGTGCGCCGTCGGGTGTTATTCCTGACGTCCAGCCTGATCACGGTGAAACGGTGATCGAGGTGATCAACAAAATACTCGGTCAGCAGCAGGCGCTGGCTTATGACGACCCGCACGGCAGGCTGGTGATTGGTGGTATTGGCTCAACGCGGGCACATACCGCGCTGGTACTTGGGGAAAACATCCTTTCCTGTGATACGGAGAAGAGTATCCGGGAGCGGTTTTCAGTTTACCAGGTGGCGGGGCAGCGTGCCGGAAACGACGATGATTTCGGTGAGGCCACCACCACCGCGCTGCGGGCCCGCACAGAGGATGCATTTATTGCCCGTTACCGTCCGATGTATATCAGGCAGACAGGGCAGGCTACGGGGGCAGGCTGTATTGCGCGTGCTGACTTTGAAGCCCGACAACGGGCGGCGCGGACGGATGAAACCACCTATGTGGTGCAGGGCTGGCGACAGGGTAACGGTACGCTGTGGCAGCCCAACCAGCGGGTGATTGTCTTCGATCCGGTCTGTGGTTTCGACAATACCGAACTGCTTGTCTCGGAAGTCACGTTTACTCAGGACCAGAATGGCACCCTGACGGAAATCCGTGTCGGCCCACCTGATGCTTATCTGCCTGAACCCGAAGCCCCCGGCGCGCGGAAAAAGAAAAAAGCCAGAGTACAGGAGGACCCGTTCTGATGAAGGCGATTGAAACCATACAGCGACAACTCCTCGGCCTGATTGGGCGGGCGGTGGTGAAAAGCATCAGTGCCGCCACGAAATGTCAGACCGTGGATGTGTCCCTGATTGCCGGTGAACCCAAAGCCGGGGTTGAACATCTTGAACCCTACGGTTTTACCGCAAGGGCAAACAGCGGTGCGGAAGCGGTGGTGTTGTTTCCGGATGGTGACCGTTCTCATGCGGTGGTTGTTACGGTGTCGGACCGGCGCTACCGCCTGAAAGGGCTGCAGACGGGTGAGGTTGCTGTCTATGACGATCAGGGGCAGTCCGTGACGCTGACCCGGGCGGGGATCGTGGTGGACGGTGCAGGTAAAACGATCACGTTTCGCAATGCGCCTAAGGCTCGTTTTGAAATGGACCTGGAAGTGACCGGACAGGTGAAAGACCTGTGCGACTCCAGCGGCACCACCATGTCAGCGATGCGGCTTGCCTATAACGGGCATCGTCACAGAGAGAACGGTCAGGGCAGTAACACCGACAAACCTGATAAAGCGATGGAGGCATGATGGAACTGTGGCTGACGGTGAACGGTAAACGCACCTGCGCCAGCGCACCGCTGGATCCGCTGACCCGTGCCGTGGTGATTTCCCTGTTCACCTGGCGGCGGGCTGAACCTGATGACAATGCCGACGTCCCGATGGGATGGTGGGGGGATACCTGGCCTGCGGTACAGAATGACCGTTACGGCTCCCGACTTTGGCTGCTTCAGCGCAGCAAACTGACCAATCAGCTGGTGCAGACGGTAAGGGGGTATATCCGCGAATGCCTGCAATGGATGATTGATGACGGCGTGGTGTCCCGTATTGATCTGGATATCCGCCGCACCGGGATTAATGAACTGGGTAACAGTATCACTCTCTGGCGTCGTGACGGACCGGTAATGATTTCTTTTGATGATCTGTGGAGTGCGATAACGCATGGCGGACAGTGAATTTCAGCGCCCGACGCTGGCAGAAAATATCAGTATGCTCCGTAACGATTTATTCGCCAGGCTGGACGTCAGCGACACGCTCCGGCGCATGGATGAAGACGTGCGGGCAAAGGTGTATGCGGCGGCGCTGCATACGGTTTACGGTTACATCGATTATCTGGCAATGAACATGCTGCCTGACCTGTGCGATGAGTCCTGGCTGGCGCGACATGCTGCGATGAAACGGTGTCCGCGCAAGGGAGCCACGGCTGCCAGTGGGTATATGCGCTGGGAAGGTGTCAGCGATGGCCTGAAGGTGACCGCCGGGAGTGTTATTCAGCGCGATGACCTGGTGCAGTACACGACAACTGACGATGCAACCAGCTCCGGTGGTGTCCTGCGCGTGCCGATCGCCTGCTCAAGTGCAGGTGCGGTCGGTAACGCTGACGACGGTACGGCATTAATCCTGGTCACGCCGGTGAATGGTCTGCCGTCTTCCGGTGTGGCTGACACCCTGACAGGCGGATTTGATACTGAAGAGCTGGAAACGTGGCGCGCCCGCGTCATTGAGCGGTATTACTGGACGCCGCAGGGCGGGGCTGACGGGGACTATGTTGTCTGGGCTAAAGAAGTGCCCGGCATTACCCGCGCATGGACATACCGTCACTGGATGGGAACGGGAACTGTCGGTGTGATGATTGCCAGCAGTGACCTGATTAATCCCATTCCGGAAGAATCAACGGAAACGGCGGCAAGACAACATATCGAGCCACTGGCCCCGGTGGCAGGCTCTGATTTGTATGTGTTCAGGCCGGTGGCACATACGGTGGATTTTCATATCCGTGTGACGCCGGACACACCGGAAATACGGGCTGCCATCACCGCGGAGTTGCGTTCGTTCCTGCTGCGTGATGGTTATCCGCAGGGAGAACTGAAGGTATCGCGTATCAGTGAGGCGATTTCCGGTGCGAACGGGGAATACAGCCATCAGTTGCTTGCACCGGCAGACAATATCTCCATTGCAAAAAATGAACTGGCGGTACTGGGGACGATTTCATGGACGTGACAAACGATGATTACATCCGTCTGTTGTCGGCACTGTTGCCCCCCGGTCCGGCGTGGTCAGCCAGCGATCCGGCGATTGCCGGTGCGGCACCGTCATTAACCCGCGTTCATCAGCGTGCGGATGCCCTGATGCGGGAGCTGGATCCGCGCACCACCACTGAACTGATAAACCGCTGGGAGCGTCTGTGCGGTCTGCCGGATGAATGTATTCCCGCAGGGACACAGACCCTTCGCCAGCGTCAGCAACGGCTGGATGCGAAGGTTAACCTGGCGGGCGGCATCAACGAGAATTTTTATCTTGCACAGCTTGCTGCCCTGGGCAGACCAGATGCCACCATCACGCGATACGACAAAAGCACGTTCACCTGCTCATCGGCCTGTACTGACGCTGTGAACGCGCCTGAATGGCGGTATTACTGGCAGGTCAACATGCCAGCCGCCACCAACACCACCTGGATGACATGTGGCGATCCCTGTGATTCCGCACTGCGTATCTGGGGCGACACAGTTGTCGAATGTGTGCTTAACAAACTCTGCCCGTCGCATACCTACGTAATTTTTAAATATCCGGAGTAATCCATGCATCGTATAGACACGAAAACCGCGCAGAAGGATAAGTTCGGCGCGGGTAAGAACGGTTTTACCCGTGGTAACCCCCAGACCGGCACGCCTGCCACCGATCTGGATGATGACTACTTTGACATGTTGCAGGAGGAGCTTTGCAGCGTTGTGGAGGCGTCCGGTGCCAGCCTGGAGAAGGGGCGGCACGACCAGCTACTTACCGCGCTTCGCGCGCTGCTGTTAAGCCGCAAGAATCCGTTTGGCGATATCAAATCGGATGGCACGGTGAAAACGGCTCTCGAAAACCTTGGTTTGGGAGAAGCGGCAAAACGGAATGTGGGCAACGGGGAAAACCAAATCCCTGATATGTCTTTCTGGACGGTTACTGGTGGCAATGGAAATTTTGTGATTCGTCAACCTGACGGGCTAATCACTCAGATGGTTACTGTAAGTATAAGCGGTCCAGTGGCGATGAATGGAATGACTGATAATGCTTATGCCATTACAGGTTCTAATAAGTCTTATATTGCCACAGCCACATTGCCCTTTGTATTTCCTAATAAGGTGCTGGGCGTTATCCCTCTGGTATCAACAACAGCCTATGGGGGTGTATCCAGTAATATTACAGGTTCATACGCGACGGCGGTTTGTTCTTTTGCCGCTGTCCGGGGGAATAATACGATTGTATTCAAAGTCGACAAACCACTGAATGCAGCCTTTCCTTCAGATACCAGCGTCTCAGCGTTAATCATTGGACGGTAATAATGAACTCAGTATTCTTTTCACCCGGAAGTAAAAGTTTTTATCTACAAGAATTGTTTCCAGAATATGAGGATGCGGGAACGCTTCCAGATGATGTTATTGAAATTACCCGAGAAACATATGAGCAATTTCTTGGGCTGCATCCAGAAGGGAAAGAAATTGGCGCTGACAGTTCAGGACGGCCAATATGGATTAATTCCCCACCGCCTTCAAAAGAGGATGAGGTGTTGATGGCTGAAATGAAAAAAATATCTTTGGTTTCAGAAGCCAATACTTACATCAATACCCATCAGTGGCCTGGCAAAGCTGCTATTGGTCGGCTGAAAGGTAACGAGCTGGCGCAATATAATTTGTGGCTGGATTATCTGGACGCACTGGAACTGGTTGATCCCTCCAGTGCTCCAGATATTGAATGGCCTACGCCTCCGGCAGTTCAGGCCAGATGACATCCGGTGCGGTGCTGGTATCTGTTGCCGTCACCGCGTCAATGTAATCCAGCGCAGCGTTAAGTCGGGCGGTTTCTGCCTGCGTCAGGTTCCGTCCGGCCTGTAATTTCAGTTGAATCAGACTGATAGAAGCCATTGCTGTATCAATCAGCGACTGGCGCTGTGCTTCTGCTGCATCTACTACGGCGCTATGCTGTGCCTCGGTATCCGTCACCCATTTCTCACCATCCCATTTATCGTATGGCGTTAACGGGGCGATAGTGGTTGTATTATCAGGGTAATCACCCGGTGCTGTGATTTCTTTTGATTCTCCTGTTTCGGTGTTATAGACGATTTCACCGCGATGGTCTGGTACATATTCCCATGAGTTAAAATCTGCAGAGCGGCAGATTGCATAACCAGCTTTGTAGGTGCCTGGAGCATCTAAACAGGAATATGCCGGAATGCCGACACCAACAGCAAGATATTCAGTTGAAGCTGAAATATACTCCCGACTCATGACGTCAAAGTTATAAACAGTAATTTCTCCTGCCATAGTGGCAATTAATTCACTGTTTAATTCTGCGTTATTCATTATGCAGCCCTCACAATATAGTTAAAAGCGACATTTCGTGGGCGTGTTTCATTCGCACCTGCAGGTTTAGTCGTTGCCGCAACAACACCACCCTCTGTAATAGCCGGGTTAGGAATTGGGTAATTATCGAAGTCAATGGCCGGAGACAGGGGCGTGATTTGTTTTAAAATCGTGGTGCCTGTAAAACTTTCCAGAGTCTGGTCGTTAGTTCGTGAAGTCCAGATTCCCCAATAGTGGTTATGACTGACAATCGCACCGTCCTGAAGCGTTAATAATCCCCTTCCGTTATCCACTCCACGTCCGTCATCCCAGCCACGAATAAACTCACCGCGTAAATCAGGCAATTTATTTGTCGGGTAAGCCTTTGCCAGTTCCGGGTATTCTTCAGCAGAAAAAGCCGCACCATTGCACTTCAGCCAGCCTGTCGGCGGAGTGGCGGAAGGCCACGGAACAGGCACACCAACAGGTAATGCAGAGCCTTCTCCCAAACCAACGTTTATGAAAATGTAGAAATAACGAGCAAATGGCATCATTCCTGCTTTTGTCAGGGAGATCTACCATGCTTATTGGCTATGTACGTGTGTCAACAAATGACCAGAACACAGATCTACAACGTAATGCGCTGAACTGTGCAGGATGCGAGCTGATTTTTGAAGACAAGATAAGCGGTACAAAGTCCGAAAGGCCTGGACTGAAAAAACTGCTCAGGACATTATCGGCAGGTGATACGCTGGTGGTCTGGAAACTGGACCGACTGGGGCGCAGTATGCGGCATCTTGTCGTGCTGGTGGACGAAGATTTAGAGCATGAGTTAATTAATGGCGGTTTGTCCCACTATTGTGGTTGGTATCCCCATAGAACAGGGCAAGATATAGTTGTTCATCATGTTCACTCATAAGCAGAACTTCGGTGCTTGGCGTTATATTGAACCTTCTGAGGGATTCTGAGGATGAGTGGAATGTCGCGTTCTGATTCATCAGTAAGTAGGGAAAGATAGACTTTATGCGTCATTGACGGTGAAAGCGGCTATACATAGAAACTACCGACCAGCATCAGCCTGAAAATATAGGCAGATAGAAAAAGTGGTCCGCACTTGCAACTAATGTTAAACCGTTTGTAGATATTGTGCTTCGGGTACAATTCTGTCCTATCGTTGCACTTAGCTAACTACTCTATATTTAATGCATTGTAATAAAGATATAAAAGTTGTAGTGTTGAGGGTCCAATTGCACATAAGAGTGCAAATTTGAGTTTGGCCGTAGGCTAATGATGAGAGTATAAGTTGGATTGGGTGCACTATGAAGAAAAAAATAGCAGATCTACTAGCCGTTAAAACAAATATATTCGAAGTGTTCATTGTTGCGGTATTAATTGCCTTGGGCGTAAATATACTGTCATCAGGCGTTGTTGGTTATTTTAACTTGTCATTTTTGAAAATGATTGTTGTTGGTGCGCTACTAATAATTTTAGGTGCCACAATCTTTCTGCGTAACGCCTATCCTATGAATAATGGGAAATATGATTTTGAGGGGGTTGTGTGTTTAGACAATGAAAAAAAAGAGTTGATATCAATTGAAGGCTACGATTTTTCCGAAGAGGTTAGCCGTTACCTAAAAGGATTATGCGCGGAAAATAAGGCTATTCATAAATCATGGACTGAGGGGCCAATTGGTTATGCTTTTGATTTTAAAGGGAAGGGGATAAATAGCAAAAAAATGAAAGCAAATGCACTATTTATTGAGGCGATTGAGTATTATGTTTTAAGAAAACTTGCTCTTCATTTAAGTAGCTATTTTAATGATGATGAATCTTTTTCCGATGATTATTTGGTTAAACTAGATAGGAAAAGTATTCCTGATGTTCTTATGGGGAATAGATTTATTGATACTTTTTCTAGAGCTATGGATGAACGTGAGCAATTTATGGATTATAGTTCTTTACCATCTATAGGTAAAGTTGTATATGCATATGGCAATGGAGGCGCAATTTTTGACCATTTTGAAATAGTTCTTCCCAAAAGTAGTTCGCTCACAAGAGAGAGCGACTCTAGTATAAGTATTGTTACTAAAAGATTTAAGATTAATTATCGCCCTGTGTTCGAGGGATTCGGGGCTAATCTACCAATGAAATTTGGAAATCTTTATTTGGGTAGAGAGTTTAATTCATTTTCAACTTATTCAGTAGGTTTGGTAGTTACAGTGGATTTTAATGCCAAGTCTTTATTAACAACTAAGGGATGGGAATATTATTGGTGGCTTGATTCGTTTTTGGGAGAATTGGAACAATCATTTTCTAAAAAAATGTTTTTATCTAAAATATCTTGGGAGCAAAATGCAGCAATGTTTCTTATGCTTGAAAATAAGAGTAAAATGCAGCACAAGAGAGAGAATTTTTAGACAAATAAAAGCAGTCTAAATATCTACATACAGGAAAATGTTCGCATCTGTCTAATGGTGAACAATAGTGGCTGTAAAGGCTGTAATTTGGGTTCGCTATGTGCTGCATGCATCGGTTGGGCTCACTGCTTATAACAGACATTAATTTTATGACAGAAAGACATTCATGCTAGTTGGAATATGCATAAAACTTCCTCTACACTGTGTTTGTATACAGTATTATTTTACTGTGCAAATAAGCAGCATTATTGTTTTCTCTGTTCAAGTAAAAAGAAATGGATACACTCACAAAGATTTTGATGGTGGCACGATAAGTGTCTTCGTTTTTATGAGAGCAGTTGTTGTGGCTTCATCACTAGTACTTAGCATCAAGACTGATTTCTTGCTGTTGGTTCAAGTACTTTATCCCATAAAAGCCCACATCTGTGGGCTTTCAAGTCACTAGGGCACCGCGGCTCCTTTGCGTATCTTTTTTTGTATCCTCACCGTCTGGTCGGTGTCCTGCTTTGGCTGCTAACTTGCTGTTTTTGTTGGCATTATCCTTACGCCACCCAATCATGATTGGTGGGCTGGCGGGAGTTGAAACCGCAGGCACGTCGTATGCAAGAACGTGCTGCGGTTGGCTGGTGAACTTCCAATAGTGCGAGTATTGAATGATTTCCAGCTGTTATAGATTTTACGTATTTTTTGTATGAGAGGATTTGCATCTCCTCCCACCGATCCTCCATGACTTTACTCCACTGTCTATAGGGCTGCTGTGTGCTAGAAACGGACATTTTGGTCAACTGAGGGCATGGAAACTTGTTCAATAAATAACGTATAATCAATTGAAAATAAAATGAAATAATTGTAATATCAAAATTCAAAGCCCGTAGTGAGTATGATTATCTATTCTTAATTTCAACCTCTTAATTCTAAATAAGTTAGACAAATCGGAATGGCAGATGAAAATTAAGTTAACACCAATCTGGTTATGGATAAAACAATATCAACATCCCCTTAGAGTATTGGGGGGGATTTTTTTCGGGGCCGCTTTGATAGCAGCTTTTTTTTGGATATCAGGATTTGATATAGAACCTATCGCATTCGCTCTGGGAATGCTTAGTTCATTGTTCTTAGCCAGCCCATCGGTAGCAGAATATTTTTTACCAGAACGTAAACCTGTCAGAGATATGACATATGAGGAAATCTTAAATTTCATACCCAAAACTGAACCATCTCAAGATTGGCATGGGATTTCAAGGGAATGGGCTAGCGAACGATTCCTTAAAGAAGACCCACGTCTTCGTTTTCGAGCCAAGTTCATTGATGAAGGAATTCAATGTGAAAATTTTATAGAAGATTGGGCTAACAATCATCCAGATCCCAGAGCAACTGGATATTGGTATGAGCTTTATTACGACGGAGCATTCCTAGACAGGTTTTTATTGGTATCTGTGGATGGCGGTAGAGCGGATATTCCTCCACCAAAATTACAAACTAAAGAAATTAGCTTACTCAATTATCATGTTGCGAAAATACATGACACCTCTGGCACGTTAGATGAGTATATTAAACGATCTGGTTTAACTATTGCAAAAACATAA